ACGCTTAAGAGTTTCTTTGCACTCTGGGCATTCAAATACTTTTTGGTCCTCGTGGATTGAACGCTCTTCTGTATAGAGGTGGTCGCTTGAACAGATGTAGTCGTATGTAGGCATATCAGTATTCTATCCTAATCATCGTAAACAATGTAAGAGTTTTTTTCTGCATTGTCCATACCTTTTTGTTCTTTAATTTTATATCTTGCTCTGTTTTCAGCAGACTCTTTTGAAGCAAAAACTACTCCTTTAAGTCCACATTGAACTTTAACCCACTCATCTATGCCGATTCTACGTTGAACGGATGCTTTATATCCATTCTTATTTGGTAGGTAGGTAATGACTGCGCGGTATTGGTCTTCTTTGACTAGCATAGATTCTTCATTGTTTTTCTTTGTGCGTCTTTTCATATTACTTATCCTTATTGTTTTCTGTAATGAGTTTGATTTCACAAGCGTCGGTGGTGCAGTAAGCCTCGCCGATTGCGTCTGCTGCCATACCTGCATAAACACCTGAGAAGTCAATAGGGAACAACTTTAGTTCTCCATCTTCATGGTACTCCTCTTCAGTAATCTGCGTGTAAGGCATTTGAGGATAGGTGAAGTTACCAGATGGTAAGAATGAAACAGTCTTTAGTTGACCGTCATACATATGTAGAACAGTTCCAACATGCTCTGCTTCGGTTTCTGGGTCAAACGAAACGGTAACGGATACCGAGTTATCAGACCAGTAACGCTGCGCAACTGCAGCAAGTGACATCTTCTCAAAGATTGTTACATCGCGTTCTGCGCGTTCTGCATCAGACTTAATTGGGAAGAATACGACAGAGGTTGTGTCTGGGGATTCTGATGCTGGTTCGACTCGGTAGTTTGCCATCTTGAAAAGTGGGAGCATAGGGTCAGAATTTGCAAAGCGTATTGCTCGGTTGAAGAACTTTCCACCTGGTGTCCAGTGAACGCCGGGCGACTCTCCAGCAAGGATAGACACTGTGCCTGATGGCTTAACGGTTGTTGTCTTGATTGATTCACGGATACCTAGCCATTCTGAATAGATGGTGTCATACTTCTTGATGTTCTCGTAGCCTTTATCCATCCAGTCACGGAGAACAGGTAAGCCCTTACGGTCAGCAAAGTTTGCTACGCCAGACATTGAAGTTCCGATACGACGGTTACGTTGCATGATTGCGTTGGTTTCTTCCCAATGGGTTGGAAGAAGAGTTACAGTCTTAGCGTAGAGGTACGCGAACTTAAGAGTTCGGTTATAGTCCTCTAGTGAGTCGTGACGGTTTAGGTATGTTTCAACCAAGGTGCACATCTCAAATGACTCAAGGGATTGCTCTGCGCAAGGATTGTAACCAGCGATGCGATGGTCTTTGTTGTTAGGTGCATCTGCAAGACGACCATACTTACGAGATACGTCCATCCAAATAACGCCGGGCTCTCCATTGCGAGCAATACCATCAACGATAGGAGAAAGGTCTTGACCTACGCTGACAGCAACAGAGTTGTTAGACATCCAGCCCCAGCCTGGTGTTGCTGGGTCGTATGAGTTACGTTCTGGGAAAACTTCTGCGTTCTTAAGATTTAAGAAGTCTTGGTCGTCAATAGAACCAATTAGGAGTTCAGCACTACGACGAACATTGCCAGATACCACACATACACCAATAAGATTGCCAATATCTGCAATATCTTTTTTAGTGATGAGTTCACCAGCGCGTCCTTTGAATAGTTTGTGGATGTAGTTATGTAGACGCTCTAGTGGTTCGTGACCTGCTGCAGTTCCACCAAAGGTTGCAATAGGCGCACCTTCAGGACGAATCTCTGAGTAGTCAAACTCTAGGCAATTATGGTCTGCCTTTAGGTATGAGTTAAGAAGTTCAACGGTTGACTCGACCCAGCCTTCGCGAGTATCTGGGATAACCATTGTTGTGCACTCTGACTTAGGTGCGTAGATGGTGAATTCTTTTTCAGCGCCCTTATCATCAAAACCAACACCAACGCCAAGCATTGACGCTTCCATCAAGAAACCAAATGGCTTAGCAGGATTTAGTTTTGTCATTTCAAGTGTTGAAACAAACGCACAGTTCTGCAGAGCAGCAGAGTTCTTTTGTACGTTTACAATTGGGGTTCCCATAACCCAAAGTCCGCGACCTGGTGGTGTCCACTTTAGATTGAATAGACGGTCAAACGCTTCTTTTGCAGAAGCCTGAGCCTTAGCATCTGACCAAGGTAAACGGTTAGTCTTGCAATGTTCTTTTTGAAGTGAGTACATACCGTTGATAACTCGCTCGCAGACATCTACCCAAGTCTCTTTAGTTCCATCTTCTTTCTTGCGTGAGTATGTGCGTAAGAATGTAATCTCGCCTACCGAATTACCACCTGCATCTCTATACCCAAACGGTGCTTTCTTTTCTTTGAAAGAAGCAACAAACTCTTCGTTTAGACGAAAAACAAAAGTAACGGTAGACATAGGTATCCTTTTTTGGGGGTGGTATTTGAGTAAGAGTTAAAATACTAGCAGTGCTAGATTAGGGGTATTTGGTCGGGGTGGATAGTACTGCCATCTATTTTGTGAATTTCTCCACGTATTTCAGCAGTTACGATATCAGTACTTAGTAAGATGCCAAGAATAAACTGCTCTGAGTCTCCTCGTACTTGTGAATGCTTTCTAATACTGTTCAGTTTATCTAAAATTCTGTACAGTCTTTCATTCTCTGCAGATGGGTCGTTAGGGTGATAATCCCCATTTTTATCAAGCATCTTTACTCCTTTTTGGGTACGGAAGAACTGGGTACTTTAGAAGACTCTTTAGCGTTCTTTTTTCTGACTTGCTCCCTAACAAGATAATGTATCGATGTTTTCTTGGTCTGTCAATGTAGTAAAAACGGTCACCATAAAGTTCTTTGATTTTTTCAAGATTCTTTTTATCTCCGGGAATTGCATCGGCAATATGGTTAAAGGTTCTCGTATGAGTTCCTTCCATTCCTTCTACCGCCCAGTCTGTGTGCTTGGAAGAAAGCCCTGTGTAAAAAAAGTTTGTTGCTTGATAAACAATACCGAGATGGTCATGTGATGTATCCGCATAAGAAATAACTGCAAGAGGTTTAGGAAGAAGTTTGAAAGAACCTGCAACAAGTTGTGATGCTTCGTTTTTAAGATTGTCTTTGAGACATAAACGATTGAGTTCAAGGACTAGGTTTTTATGCTCTGTTCCTAGAACACCTTTAGATACAGACGGTGCAGGGGGACGACCATAAGTAATAACCCCTACTAGGTTGTCGTCTCTGAATAGTCCGTATGCATACATAATCTGTGGCAGACGCTTTGCATAATGGATATTAAGAAGGTAGTCATGCGTCTCTTTGGATTCTATCTGTCTTACGTCATATGTATGTATTAGAAATCTCCGGGCTGTACTTGTAGACACTTAAGACCAATCTCGCGCCACATATCTACAACTTGATTACGGTCATCAAAAACGCAGAGTACGTCGTAGTGGTCTTTAACATATTGTTCGTAGAGTTCTTTCTTAACGATTGCATCTTTACGAAAGTCTTTTGCTTGTCGCATATGGAGACCGATATATGGAGGACAGTGAAGTCGAAGCCACTCGCGAGTAACTTGAATGCATTCATCTGAACGTCCAGAGATAAAAATAATCTTATAATCCTGAAGCCAGAGTGCTTTGATTACTTCAATAATTACTGCGTCAGAGGAATCACTAAGAGCCTTTTCGTATTCATAGATATCTCTGTCGGTTTTGTGCGCAACAGTTCCATCAATGTCAACAATGATTGCTTTTGGTTTATTCATCGTCGTCTCTCTCACACTTCTTGCAGTTGATTCCATAAGCCCTGCCATGCAAGCAATGCCATAACCGCTCTTCTTCACCTTCGCTTGGGTAATCGCTTAACACTTCTAACCAAACTTCTTTTTTCAGTTTATGGATATGCGCAGCATTTTCCATTTGATTACACATTATTTAAACCTTTTAGTCTTTCCCATTTATGTCGAAGCCAACTTCCTTTGCTAAGTCTGCTACTCGTACAACCATTGATTCCATTATCTCTGGGTATGTCATACCTTCAAGGATTTCTTCAGAATAACCTAAAGCATCTATCATCCCAACGAAGTCATCTTTCATCATCGCTTGGGTGTACTTATGAAACATTTGCATTCTCTCTAGTCTTGCTGTTAGAGCATCAGACAAACCTTTTATAGATTCGCGTGTTTCTAGTAGGAACTTCTCTAACTCTTCTTCGTTTTCTTGGTCGCTCATCTGGTTCCTAATGAAATAAGTCTTTGTTTGCGTATCTCTTTTATTAAATCTACCTGTGATATATGGTAGTCGGTTTTGATATGAAGTTCGTACTCTTTTTCAATCTTTTTTATAGATGTCGCTTTAAGAACTTCTCCGCAAAACTTGCAGGTATGAGCCTTTAACATCTAAGCGTTTTCTTCTTTTGGTTCAGATAAGGAATCTTTTAAAACAGAATACGCTGCCATTGCTTCGTAGCAAAGAGATGCTTGTCTAATGTCAGGTTGGCTATCTTCACTACTTAACGCTTTGTTGATGTGGTCAACTTCTTCTTTTATCATTTCGTTTATTGCTTCAATAAATAAATCAATAACACTAATTGTAAGAGTAGATTTTAATTCTTCGGGGTTCCCTCTGTTTAAGAGTTCTTCTATGTTTTTAATTAACTGTTCGCGCACTACTTCTCTCCTTCTAATGCTTTTATGGTGTTACAGGGGTAAGGCACTTTACACTCCGAACACGCATCTTTAACATCATGCAAACTCCATATTGCAGAGCGGTGTAGTTCTCGGATGCGCTTGATAGCATCCATGTTCTTTTTTATAAATGTAGGTGTGTAGTATTCCATTACTTTTTATTCTTCTCTTCTTCGCGAGACCAATCTTTTAGATGGTGAGGTAGTTGTGAGTGTGCTGACAGTTTAGTGAATCCGCCCTT